GCTGCAGATGTAGCACTAGTTGCTGCAGCCGTGACTGATGCCGCTGCTGATGTTGCCGAAGTAGCAGCAGCACTGGCTGAAGTAGCCGATGATGTAGCACTTGTCTGAGCAGATGAGGCTGAGGTAGCAGCCGAAGTAGCAGAGGTTGCCGCTGCGCTAGCCGATGTAGCAGATGAGGTAGCACTAGTAGCCGCTGCTGTGGCAGAAGCCGCTGCAGAAGTAGCCGAGGTGGCTGCGCTAGTAGCACTTGTGGCTGCTGCTGAGGCACTCGTTGCCGAGGCTGTGGCGCTATTAGAGGCACTTGTAGCGCTGGTTGCAGCACTAGCAGCACTGGTAGCAGCACTGGCTGCTGAGGTTGCTGCAGCCGTTGCAGAGCCTAGAATGGCATCTACATAATCTTTAGGGGTAGCAGAAGATGCAACCATACCTGCGCTAGATAGACCAGTGATTACTGGGCTACCTGAGATGGTAGGGCTAGTCAGGGTCTTGTTGGTTAGGGTCTGAGTAGCCGTAGCAATAACTACTGTGCCAGTTGTATCAGGCAGGGTTATTACGTTGTCCTGCGTAGGCTCGGCTACTGTCAGGGTAGTTTCATAAGGGTCTGCGTTAGTTCCTTCAAAAACAATAGAAGAAGGAGCAGTTGGTGTTCCAGTAAATACTGGGTCAGAAATTGTTGGGGCTGTAAGAGTCTTGTTAGTAAGAGTCTGTGTCTTAAGAGTTCCTACTACTACACCCTCACCTGAGCCAATGCCGTGCATTGTATGGGCGCTACCGCCACCATCATTATAAGAAGCATCAGCCTCTGCGTGTAGGTTGGCATCACGGTAATCTCTACCGATAGCCATATGTCTTACTACTGCACCTGCTGAGTGTGACTGTGCAGATGAACCATCAATGGCTCGAGTGATTGTAAATGTATTGGTAGATACCGCCGTAGCATCTACAATTTCTTCAAGAGCAGTATCTACATCTATAACTAAAGTAAAAGTTCTGCCTGATGGGATTGTTACACCACCAAGTAAGGCTGTGCCTGATACTACTGTCATAGTAGCAGCACCTGCGGTTATAGCACTAGTCAGTGTTGACTGTTGGCTACGGGACGAGTATTGACGTGTTGGCATTTATGTTCCTATCGGGCGCTGTAATGAAGTCGTGGGGGATATTGAGTCTGTTGCTTTGTTCTTTCCTCGTTAAGGCGTTGAGTATAAAGAGCAAACAACTGACGCACTGCATTATTGCTAGCGCCAAATGGGCGCTTGGAATCAATTTCATCAGCCTGTGGGCTGTATTGAGCAGCACGGGCTGGGTCTAGATATTGTAGTAATCTGTAAGAAGCACCAAGAATTACCACATCTTTTACAGTTTCAGATAGTCCAGTCTGTGTAGAAAAGTCCTGATTAGTAGCAGTAAATTGAGTTGGATGGGTAGCATACATAACCTTAACGGTTCTACCAGCAATAATAACATCGCCAATAGTTACAGTCTGACTACCACTACCAGTCCAAATCCCTGGGGTAGCATCTGCAAACGGGTCAAAATCATAACGCTTAACGCGTATCCATTCTTTAGTAGGTCCTATGTCCTGCCAAGAAATAGCAAGTATGTTTTCTATATTTAAATTATTAAAATTATATGTAGTAATGGCTGCGTTGTATGTAAATGTAGTCTGCTTAGCAGCATATATGCTGGCGCCTACGGCATCAATAGTATCGTTAATAGCCTTCTTAATACTGTATCTTGGGAAGATAGGGCTAACAGTTACTTGAGTATCTACAGCAGCAGTAGCAGGAGTAGTTCCAAGATAGCCACGCCCGTAAGGGGCGACAGTAGCAGTGTTAGAAATACGGTCTACGCTATCTATCCAGAGTAATTCATCACCAATTTCAACAACACCTTTGCCAAAATCAGTAGTTGAACCAAGGCTTAATATGGTAGGAGATGAACTAGGTGATGTTAATGTAGTAACAGCAGTAGTTAAGTGTGTACTTCTATCCTGTTGGAAAGTGTATCCAGATAGATTAATCTTAACTTCATCTATCATTTCGGCTAATGTAACTGTCATACGTCAATGCTCCTTAACGCATCAGTAGGGGAAAGATTGGTAGTTCCTGCAAGTTCATTACAAATACCGCCAAGAGCCTTAAAGTCTTTAGGCTGACGGGCACTATCTGCTTCTAGATTTAATGCACCAATAAGTGCTTTACCTGTTGTCCCTGCATATTTGTTGGCAGCGCCAGTAGCAGCCAGGTATGAAGTTAATACTGGATATGTTCCACTATTTCCCAAGCGATTAAGTTCGCTTGTAAATGAACTACCTGCTGTACCTGTCGCCATTATCTATACCTAGCCGTTTTCTTTGCGATTGATTTTGGTTGTTTAACAAACTGTTTACCTTTTTTATTACCTTGGGCTTTTGCTTTATTAGTGGCAGCCTTCTCAGCAGGAGTTAGATTAGCCCAGGCTGCTTCAGGTAGATATCTCTTCTTACCCTTAGAAGGTTTGCCATCAGAAGTTTTCCACTTCTGCTTAGTCCAACTCTTTAAAGACTTCTGTGATTTAGCCAGTGCCACTATTTGTATCCTCCGCCTGCCTTCTTGTATTGCACAGCAAGTAACTGTGCCTTACGAGCAGACCATTCTCCTGGGTCTCCACCCTTGGAGCCTGCTTTAATTTTATTGAATAGTGCTTTACGCATACCAGGCTTGGTGTAGTTACCAGCCTCATTGACTTTAGATTTAGTCTTAGCCTTAGGCTTTGCTTTCTTCTTCACCATTTCACCTTATCTGCCCAGTAAGCAGCAGACATCTTTCCTTTGGCAATGTTCTTTGAGTGGCGTGCTTTAAAAGATGCACGCTTATTCTTCATTCTTTCAGACTCTCCAGCCTTAGGTTTACCTGCAGTTGAAGCGCCTTGTTCGCCGAAACGAATAGTCTTGACTTGGCTGCCTTGTTTAGCCACTACAATGTGTGACTTTTTAGGATGATTAGGTGTTCTCTTAGGTTTATTAAACCCAGATACGCCAGCCCTCTTAAGCCTTGGGTCTGCTTTGTTTGCCATATTCCCCATACTTTCCTAGTACTGCTCTTACTGTTCCATTCTTGTTTAACCGCACTACATATCCATCTTTGATTTGTACAGAGTTAAAACCGTAGTGCGGTTTCAATTGTCCTGACGACATTGTTACCGAAAAAATCTGCCAGATGTCCAGCGATAAACTGGTCCGACACCTGATTGGTCTTCAAAATCTTTACGCATCTTAGCGAAGCCTCGGCTATTAGGTCTTAGGGTTGGTGATGACGGCACAGCAGTTGTATCTGCACTACCACTAATTGTTTTTACACCAGACTTTGTATAAGCCTTACCTCGTTGTACTTTCTTTTCCATTTACTTACCTTTCTTTTGTTAACTCATCTTATGGTCAAAAGACATTCCACCAGCACCTATAGAAGGAGTGTAACCCATAGGATTAATACCACCTTTGTCGAGGTTTACCTTTGAACCAGGGGTTTTCTTTTTTGGTTTTGGAGTAGGGCTTGGTTTAGGTTTCTTAGGCATAGGTTCTGGCATACCATCATATGATTGGAACCAATCTGGTTTAGCCATTATTGGTTTGCACTATTCGGGAATCCGATACCGCCACCCATACCACCACGGGCTGGACGTCCTGCAAGAGGACCAACTACAGTTTTACCTGGTTTAACTTTTTTAACTTTTGTATTATCCCAAGTTTCTTTCTGTCTCATAGGCTTACCATCCCACTCAGGGCTATAAGGAACTTGCGCAGATAGTTTTGCTTCATATGCTTTCTTAGCCATCTCAGGACCAAGATTAGCCTTACCTGTTTTCTTTGCCATTAGTTAGCACTTCCCATCGGATAGGCACCTGTTTTTTTCATAATCATTTCCTTTGCTCTTTGAAGACCACCTTGCGGTATGCTGCCTTCCCTTATCATTTTCTCAAGCATTGCATTGGCTTTAGCAATCTTGGCATTTTCTCGTCTGTTCTCCCTCATAGGCTGTTTAGCCCTAGCCTCATCAGGAGACTTATCAACGTATGCCATAACTACTTCTTCTTGCCCATCTTCTTCATAGCCATCTTCTTGACAGCAGCCTTCTTGCCTGCCTTCATAACCATTTTCTTACCTGACTTCTTGGCTTCTTTCTTTGCCATAGCCATACCTTTTTTACCGTATGAAAATTCTTTTCCATTTACCATTGGCATATTATGCTCCTAGTTGATTAAGTACTGCTGCTGATTGTTTGTTTATATGTTTTGTTGGTGCCATCTTGCTAGAGTCATAAGGTTTACCTAATATGTCACTAGCCTTTACTGCCTCCTGAATCTTCTTCATAGAAGTTCCAGCAGGCTGGATACCCTGGGCTCTCGCCTCTTTGTAGGCATCCAATTCTTTATTAAATGCTTTAGTTGGCATAGACCTTTGGCTATGTGCATCACCAGTGTTCATCTGTATACTCAAACCCTTACAGCCAAAGCATCCTTCTACTGGCTCAGGGTGGTGCTCCCAATGTTTCATATCGCTGTAAAGTTATCCTCTGTGATGCCAACTCCACCAGCAATTAGCGCTGCTTTAGTAGCAGCATCTACGGTGTAGTTATAACCACCTTGATAGTAGGCAGGATAAGTATCAAAATCAGAATCTTGTAGATATCTAACTTGAGCATATCCACCAGTAGGTTTAAGAACTATAGAAATACCTCTATCAAGTTTATAAAAATGAAATAACCGTCCACTACCAGCAGGACCTTCTTCAACTGTTGGAGTTGTAAAAATGTATTCAGTCATAAGTCCTCCTAATGAACTCACCCCAAAGGGGCAGACTTTTCAAATATGTCTACCCCTCAGAGTCAATCAACTAGAGAGCAGCGATTGAAGAACCAGATTCAATACGATACAGTGCTTCTTCACGATAACGTGCAAAGCCAAGTACGCCGTACCAGCCCATTGGGCGGAAGCGCATCAACTTATCGGTTACGTTTCCGATAACAATGTGTGGCTCTTCTGCAACAGCCTCAGCAAGTGCTTGCTGTCCGCAGAGGATAGTATCAAATACGCGTGTTACTGGAGTTACAGTTACAGTTGTTGTAGCGGTAACTGCAGCAGTGTTGGCTGTATCTACAGTGAATGTAGTGGTTGAGCCAGAAGTGCTGATTGCAGTAATCTTTGCACCTGATGCAATACCAGTTCCAGAAATCTTGTCGCCAACCTCAGCGCGGGTTGCAATTACAGCAGAAGAAGCAACACCGAAGGTGAAGCCTGCTGATGTACCTGCAACGGTTACTGCGGTTGTGGCAAGAGTAGCCTGGTCTGCGCCATCTTTAGCGCTTGGCAAACGAGAAGACTCAACAAAGAATGCTCCTTCGTAGTCGCCAATTTCTCCTGCCCATACGTTATTAACGGCTGGGTCAGAGTTGATGTGAGCGAAGTTCCAGCCTAGGTTTCCAGACTCTGCACGCAGGTCGTGGGAAACTTCTGGGTGGATACCGCACCAGTAGTAAGAGCCACGGCGAGCCTTGGCCTTATTAGCGCGGAGTTTAGCAACAGCCTTACGGATGTCTGCTGAATCAATTGTTGCAGCAGCAGTAATTGTGGCAGTGCTTGTAGCGGTTGAACCGCTGTAGATTACGTTAGTTCCACCGACAAGAGTTGTTGAAACAACCTTATCGATAGAATCAGCAAGGTTGTATGCAATGATGTTTGCAATTGCTGGGTCTACATCTGCTAATGAGAATAACTCAAGAGCACGGGTAACAAGAACAGCATTACCATACTCGTTAAGAGTGATGGTTACTGAAGTTGGAGTCGTCATTGCGACTGCATCTGGGTCAGTAGTTTCTGTTAGTGTTGAAGTTTTTGCATCCAAGTCAACATAGCGCTGTAGCACTACGGTTGAACCTGGGATTGCTTGACGGGCAGGACGCTTATCTGCGACAGAACGAAGTAGTGGTTCTGAACGGAGAGCGAATTCTAGAAGACGGTCATACGCCTTCTGAACTAGACCTGCGGCGCCAACTGTTCCACCGAGAGATGCACTGTCGGTAGAGATAAATGCGTTGGCCATAAGGTTTCGTCACCTCCAAGTGACTATGAACGGTTAGGAATTGCGTAGAAGATGGATTAATTCATCCATCGAACCCGCGTTATCTAAACGCGTGTTCATATCTACGGCTTTGTCTGGAGTCATACCGCCTTGGGTTAAGATATCTTGCTGACGTAATGTCGCAAGGTCTTTCTGCGTGTTTTCATTTTGAGTTTCTGGGGTATAGCCAATTAAATCTCCGTTATCACGGAGCCAAGAATCAATAGATTCCTCTGTGGCATCCTCTACATCTTTCAAAATAAGGCGTGCAGCCTTAGCGTTTACTCCTTTTTTAGCCAGGACTTCGGAGACAGTTTG